CATCTGCGGACTGCCTACTTGCACCATCGCCGCCACCTCACTTGAGCTGCTTTGATCGGGACTTGCAGATTCTCTCGATTGAATCGAGATCCTTAGTTGAAATGAATGACCGCATGTAGAGCTTCTTGGACTTCGAGAGGATCTCCGCCATTCTTCGGCGTCCTGCCGCTTTGGTCATCTTCGCCATTCTCAATCACACTCAGGCGTTTGTCAAGAATTGAGCCTTGTAATTCAGAGCGATGTTCGTTGCGGCGAAAGAGAACAGTGGTTGCTGGACGATCGGGTTCGTTGCGCTGCAAGAACCGACGACGTTTCCAAGGGCGTCGACCACGAAGAAGCCCTGCGTCTCAATCTTGTTGCCGTCGACAGAAGTTCCGAACCATTTTGTGATTCGTTGTCCTTGGAGTGTGTCGCCGATGCTATTTCCCGTTTGTAGATCCACTAGCTCATTTGTTGCGCCACCAGATACTAAAACTTTGAAAATCCTAGAAGTTCCGCTTGCGGTATAAACTGCCATTGCTGCTAATCTCGCTGCTGCAGTCGAATTCATGCACCGGACGATATCACCGGCCTTCAGAGTGTATGGTTGGCAGAGCGCAGGTGATCCGTCAGAGACGGCACCCTTGACAGACCAAGGGATGATTGCAGCCACGAGGCCCTGCGAGAGTATGTAGCAGTAGCCCACACCGTTGTCGCAGCTCACTAGGCCTGAGACGACGGTCTTTCCGGGTGCGTAATCTCCGACATTCATTGAAGAAACGGTGTAGACAGAATCAGTTTTTAGATCGGATTCAGTTGCCTCGGCCAATTCTGTCTTGAGTGGTATGTTTGTGCCGTCGCTGCACACGAGGACTCCGTTAGTCGTGTTTGTTGCCATAGGATCACAACCTCACTCCGATCCCAAGTGGCTTCATCAGGTTACGATTTACGTTGCTGATGGGCTTCCTTAGGAGCTTCTTAGCGAATTTGAAGGTAATGCCGATCCCTATTGCCTGCACAGCCATGGCTTGATAGTTGGCAGTAAACATGCTCTGCATTGAATCGAAGGACGAACCGGGGTCGCTGATGATTGACTGAAGCGTTAGAGCGCCGTTAGTGGTCGTCATGGCAGTTGACCCTACACCCGCGTCACCGAAACCGAGTAATCCCACCGGAGAATTTCCGAAAATGCCGCTGGTCAGCGTGGTAGCGTAGGCATAGCTCTCTGCGAGATTGATTAGACTCATTGTCTTCGGTGATCTTCGGCGCTTTGTCTTTCTTCGGCGTGCCATGTGCCGAGTGTTATCAAAGGAGCCTTATAATTATCACTCAATATCTGTCGCGCCGGTAAATTGTCCATTTGCACCGCGATCCGTGACTGTTGCATCGAAGGTATTCATCTTCTGCTGCGCCATTCCTTGAATTAACTGAGCTATCGCGCCTTGTATTGGGTTCGGCGGCTCAAATTCTGATAGTCCACCCGTCATTAGCTTGTCCACGAGGGCTTGTATCGCGATTGCGAGCTTCTCATCTATGTCCATCATAGCTTGTTCGATGTGAATTCTGATCCAGAGGGCGAATCCACCCAACGAAATGAGGTTAATCAGCATCAAACTAGCTAGGATTAGGGTATCTTGCACTACCATGTCTGCTTACCAGCCGCCTACCGCCCATATAACTACCCCAAATCCCCTTAAATCTCACTATTACGCACCCTCCCCTTCCGCCCCACGTCTCACACGACGAACCGGAGTCCGAACGGAGGGTCGTTGACCTTTGATTGTGTCGTGTTCATGTGTGGGGAATATTAATAACTAATTCAGTAGTCGCAGGGTTCAGAGGCGAAAAAAATGAACGTAAACAAGAATACAAGAGCAGGACGAAACGGTAAATGTCTAGCCTGCCCGCAGTGCGGACACAAGCACATTGTCTACCACTTCGCATGGTGCGCGTCAACATGCGGATGGAACTCAGGCGGCTGCCATGAAATGATTGAGAAGAATGATTGGCTGGTGATCGGATGAAGGAAGTAGATGATACCCCCGTAACTGAAAGTATAAGTGAAGACGAAATGATAGCTTACACGACTCGTAAGATAACATATCTAGAAGCCCGCGTTGTGGAGCTCGAGAAGGAGGTGGCCCTCCTCCTAGAGCAGAGAGAGACAGTACGCGCCCCAGAGGCCACAGATGACCCGGAGTGGTTCTGATGGGTAACTCAGGTCCACCGTGCACATCCTGCAAGGCTCAGAGGTCATTGAAGTGGGATCCTTTGAGGCGTCTTTGTCATCGTTGTCTAACCTCAGCAGGAAGTGATTGAATGCCGGGAATAAACGCGAACCTTTCTCAAGCTGCCTTCGACATCTGGGACCGCATCCCGAAGAAGGAGCGCAAATCACCGATGGGGGCGAAAGGTGCAGAGGGACGATCCGCATGGTTATCCTCTGTCATCATCAAGAATGAAGGATGGTCGATTCGATTCAACGAGTTGCAAGATAGTCATATTGAGATGGAGAAGATAGTTCGGCGTGCAGAGGCAACGATTGCCGATCTACAGAGGAGGGTTCACGAATGATATGCCGCATCTGTAAACAACCGATGAGATTAACCTTCAGGACCGTGAAACATCCTATTGAATGTGGATGTAAAGTTTAGGCGCAGTCCATCGTTTCTTTATAAGTAATAGGGGCCAATTTACCCCAAAATGACCCTTCAAGTAGGGGGTAGAGACACCTAATCCATCGGCAATCCGGCGCCGGTCAACGCGAAGATGATCTGGTCGAAGATATTGCGAAGACCGCCTGTGGCCGATGTAGCTCTAGCGGCGTACTCTTCCTGATAGGCAGGACTGGCTCGATAGGCTAACCATGCGTTCTTGAGGTCTCCAATGGTCTCTATCGATCCGTTGATGATGCCGGTGTCCTTGCCGCTGAAATATTCGTAGAGGATAACCATCGTCACAACGAAGCTCACATCGCTAAGACCGGCTACGAGTGGTCCGAGAAACTTGCCCGTATTGCCAAGCATATACGCCGTCGTGATCGAGTCGAGCTGCATACGTTCTTTGTCCTGTAATCGAATTACATATTCGATTGTCTCTTTGGGTTTGTTCTTCGAGATTCAAAGCACCCCCACGATAGAGTCCCAGAGTGCAGGCCCTAGTCCAGCACCCAGGAGCCACCCCAGGAGGAACGCAGCTCCGTTCTCGGTAATCATCTCCTTGGCGCGGGCACCCAGGGTAAGCTCACTCATCTGGTGCCACCGGCCATGCATCGGCGGCGTCGTTGCTCTCCTCGTGGTTCTGAGGCAGATCGCGTAGAGCCTGGCGGTAGTCCTTCCAGGGGTTGGGCAGCGTGACGTCCTTCAGAGCACGCCAGTCGGAAGCGGCGAGAGCCTGGTCTCGCTTTTCTCTGAGGGCCTGCCAGGACACATCATACTCGCCTTCCTCAATTCTCTGACTGCCGGCTAGTTTGACCCACTTCCTCATAATTACACCTCGTAGGTTATCTTCGGGCACGCCCCGCCCCCGGGGTAGGTGTTCGTATTGGTAACGGTATCAGGTAGTCCCGTCGATTTCGTATAATCTGTATTCCGAAGTAAACTCCCTGAACTAGAGGCGGGTTCGTCGGTTGAAGCACATCGAGCGCGATTGAGGTAAGTTGCACACTTAACCGCCGGGGCGGTTTCACCGTCCACTTGAACCATCCCTATCCAGTACGTCTCCCCCACTGTGAGACTCCCTGCGGCGCCCCCGCCGAAGCCGGTTAGCGATGTCTGGTACACTTTCTCGGCTCCCGTCGCTGTCATTCTTCCCTTTACGATCAGGGTGTCCGGTAGATTCTCGCTGGTGATCCCATAGATAGCGACGTCAAACGAACCAGCCGCATCGAACTCGATCCCGAGCGAGGTTATTGTGCCAGTCGTCTGAGCCTGGAAGGGGAATAAGAACAGCTCATCGACCCAGACGGGGTTCTCATCGGCTTGGGAGGCTGATGAAGCGCCATACGGCGGAGCGTCGGCAGTGTTGAACTGGTCGTAAAGACCGCCTTTCATGGTGCTCGTTACGATCTTCAGTCCTGGGGCACCTCCCCCAGCTTCGAGAAGACCCGTCCATTCACCGGCAGTTACCAGGCGTGCCAGGTTAACCAGGACAAGACGCCTCATCTCGTCTTCGTTCAACTCCTCTACAGCTATGGGATTGCCAGTTGCCTGGATGTTAGCGAACGTTACAGAGTCTAGATCTAGGTTCTGAAGGTTAGTATAGACCCTGGGCGACTTCTTGTTAGCGTCTGGTAGCGGCATATCGATCACCCTAGTAGTCCGTTCCACTCAGATTTCACACTGAGCCTGGCAAGCTGCACCAGGATAAGCCGTCGTAGCTCATCCTCGTTGAGCATCTCGATACTGATCGGGTTGCCTACGCCGCTCATCTCGTCGTCATCGGCAGCTAGAGTTTGTAGATCGATGTTCTTTAGCAGCTTATACACGCGCGGGGACTGAACTGGAGCATCTGGTAGTGGCATTATCTCATCCCCATCATCAGCATAGCAAAGCCCCAGAAGTTATTCGGGATTTCAAAACCCCCTATTGCGCCAGGAGCTGCAACGTAGCCATTCCCTGGTCCCGCTACTGCTGCCCTCTCTGCTGCTGCTGCTTGTGCTGCTGCCTTGTTTGCTGCAATCTCAGCGAGTCTCGCTTGGATGTTTGCCTGTTGTGCAGCAGTCACACCGCCGATTTGTGTGCCTGCTCCTGGCATCTGCGGACTGCCTACTTGCACCATCGCCGCCACCTCACTTGAGCTGCTTTGATCGGGACTTGCAGATTCTCTCGATTGAATCGAGATCCTTAGTTGAAATGAATGACCGCATGTAGAGCTTCTTCGACTTCGAGAGTATCTCCGCCATTCTTCGGCGTCCTGCCGCTTTGGTCATCTTCGCCATTCTCAATCACACTCAGGCGTTTGTCAAGTATTGAGCCTTGTAATTCAGAGCGATGTTTGTTGCGGCGAAAGAGAACAGTGGTTGCTGAACAATCGGGTTCGTTGCGCTGCAAGAACCGACGACGTTGCCCAGGGCATCTACCACGACGAAGCCCTGCGTCTCAATCTTGTTGCCGTCGACAGATGTTCCAAACCATTTTGTGATGCGCTGCCCGAACAAAGTATCCCCCACGGAATTGCCGGTCTGCAAATCCACTAGCTCATTTGTAGCTCCACCGGATGCTGTCACTTTGAAAATCCTTGAGATTCCGCTTGCGGTATAGACTGCCATTGCTGCTTCTCGGTCAGCGGCGGTGTTGTTCATGCACCGGACGATGTCACCAGCTCTCAAAGTGTATGGTTGGCAGAGTGCAGGTGATCCATCCGAGACAGCGCCCTTGACGCTCCATGGAATGATTGCAGCCACAAGACCCTGCGAGAGTATGTAGCAGTAGCCCACACCGTTGTCGCAGCTCACTAGGGCGGACACCACGGTCTTGCCAGGAGCGAAGTCGCCGACGTTCTGAGCGCTGACAGTGTATGCGGTGTCAGTGGTCAGGTTTGATTCAGTGCCCTCAGCCAATTCTGCCTTGAGCGGGACGTTTGTTCCATCGGAACAGACGAGATTACCAGTTACTGTGTTTGTTGCCATAGCCCTACAACCTCACTCCGATCCCAAGTGGCTTCATCAGGTTACGATTTACGTTGCTGATGGGCTTCCTTAGGAGCTTCTTAGCGAATTTGAAGGTAATGCCGATCCCTATTGCCTGGACAGCCATAGCCTGGTAGTTCGCCATGAACGCTGACTGCATCGAATCGAAGCTCGACCCAGGGTCGCCGATGATTGACTGAAGCGTTAGGCCTGCTCCTGTAGTCGTCATGGCAGTTCCGTTACCAGCACCCGCGCCCGATCCG